CTAGAGCGCCAGTTCCTCCCGGGGATGACATGGCGGAACCACGGCGAATGGCACATTGACCACATCATCCCGCTTGCCGCGTTCGACTTCGCAGGCTTTCCCGCGCAGATAAAACAGGCGCAGCACTATACGAATCTCCGCCCTATGTGGGCCGAAGACAACCTGCGGAAGAGCGACACACTCACCCGCCCCGTTCAGCTTGAGCTTATCGCCGCATGACCCCTTGCGAAATCTGTCGCGGCGCCTGCTGCGAGTCCATCGTCCTGCGCCTGCCGGCGACCGATGCCGGCACATGGCTCGGCCTGCACGGCGTCGGCGTCGGCGAACACCAAGTCGAGATCCCGGCGCCGTGCCGCAAACTCTCCGCGTGCGGTTCGTGCTCCATCCACGCGACCCGGCCGGACCACTGCCGGACCTACGTCGTCGGCGGCGCTGACTGCCGAGCGACCGTCGCCCGCCGTCGCCCAGCCGACGCGGCGCAAATAATCGCAGCCATGCCGCGTGCCAACTGACACCCGCGCCGATAGTATAACCGCAACTCTTTCGCGCTCATGGGTTGCCGCGATGCAACCGCCCGACCGCCGCTCGATCTACGCGTGGGCGCGGGACAACCTTGTGCTGCCTGCCGCCTACGCCGTTCCCGGCCCGGTCGATTTCGCGTCGTCGCGCTACCTCATGGCGCCACTCGACGCCGTGCAGTCCGAGACCGTCCGCACCGTGACGTGTTACGGCGCGATTCAGACCGGCAAGAGCCTGATGGTCGAGACCGCCATCCCGTGGGTCATCGCGAACGCACCGGGGCCGATCATGTGGACGATGCAGAGCGACGAGGACGCAAAAGAGCAGGCGCAGACCCGGTTCAACGAACTGCTGCGGACGTGCAAGCCCGTCGCCGCCATCATGCCGCAGGACCGGCACAAGGCCACGACCACCGAGACCTACTTCGGCAATTTCTTTCTGCTGCTGAACGGCGCGAACCTGAACAACCTCCAGAGCAAAAGCATCCGGTGGAAATTCAACAGCGAGGTCTGGCTGTGGAAGCAGGGCTTGCTGAAACACGCCGAGGGCCGCGTCTCGAAGTTCGAGGAAACGCAGAGCAGTAAAATCTTCAACGAGTCGCAGGGCGGCACGGCGGGCGACGACATGGACCTCGCGTGGGGCGCCGGCCATTGCGCCATATGGCACGTCCGCTGCGCAGCCTGCACCGAACTCGTGCCGCTCGATTTCTTCGCCCGCATGGACGCCGACCCCGAGAAGTACGCCGGCGTCGTGTGGGCTGACGACGCGAAGAGACCGGACGGGAGTTACAACATCGGGCGCGCGGCCGACTCGGCGCGGTGGCGGTGTAAACGGTGCGGCCACGAGCACGCGAACACCGCGGCAGTCCGTGCAGCGTGGAACGCGTCGGGCGAGTACGTCGCGGAAAATCCGACCGCGCCCGAGGCGCTGCGCTCCTTCCGGTGGAACGCCCTCGTTTCGCGCGACCTTGGCGCCCTCGTGTCGGAGTGGCTGGCGGCACGCGACCAGAAGAAGCGCGGCATCATGCAACCCACGCGCGACTTTTACCAGAAGCGTCTGGCGATGCCGTGGAAACCCGAGGAGGAAATTGAAACCTTTGTGCTCCACGGCGACGGCTACCGCCTCGCCGACCTCATCGCGGCGCCCGCGGTCAAGATCGCGAACGAGGTCGCGCGCCTGCTCACGGCCGACCGGCAGCGCGATCACTGGTGGGTCTGCGTCCGTGCGTGGCGGTCTGACGGTGGCTCGCGCCTGCTCTACTATTCGCGGGCGCAGACGATTGACGAGGTGCGCGAAATCCAGCGGCGGCACGGCGTCGAGGATCAGTTGACGTTCCAAGACGCCCAGCACGCGACGGCCGAGGTCTATGCGGACTGCGTGCGGTTCGGCTGGACTGCACTCCACGGCAGCGGCGAGGAGTCGTTTGCGCATCATCTGCGCAGCGGTAAGGAGGTGCGGCGGTTTTATAGCGTACTGAAACAGGCGTCCGTACCGGGTGGCCTCGCGCCCTATGTCCACTGGGCGAGCGAGCCGATCAAGGACACGCTCCACCAGCTGCGCACCGGCCGCGGCGCCGCATGGCAGACCCCCGACGACCCGCCCGAGTGCTACGTCAAGCAGCTATCCGGCGACCAGAAGCGCGAGCGCATCAACAAGCGCACCGGCCGTCTGGTCTGGCGCTGGCAGCGTGTCGGCGAGAATCACGCATGGGACTGTGAGGCGATGCAGGTCGCGGCGGCTCTGATGCTGCGAATCCTGTCGGCACCCGACGCAGACGCCGCGGGCAGTTGACGCCGCGGGCGTTTTATATGCTCAAGCTTCTCGTGGCCGTTCTCATGCGGCAGGCAAACGCGCAATCTCCCGGCGAGCCGCAGACGTGGCTGGAAGCGTTGCAGCTCACGAAGTGGGACAGCGTGAACGCGCAGAACGGCCAGATCACCGGGACGAGCGTCAACGGCAAGAGCGTTTACCTCACGACGCTCCCCGGTTGCTCCATCGCCGACATCCTCATGGCGACCGAACTCGCGCTGCAACTCATCGAGCGCGGCCACTCTGGTCCTCCCGGCAAGACGCAGGCGGTCCTCAACTAAACCGAACTCATGGACATCAAAAAGAAATTCGCCCGCGCCGTCGCCTCCTGGCTATTCGATGCCGTCAACCCGACCGAGCGCGCCCAGCGCCCGCGTGAGCGCACCACGTCGCGCGGACTCCACGAGGAGCTGAACCCGACCGACCGCATCCGCCTGATGAGCGACTCGCGGAAAATCTTTTCAAACCTCGGTCCGGCCAAGGCGGCCATCGTGGACAAGTCCGTGTACTCCTTCGGCCGCGCGTGGGCGCCGCAGTTCACCGGCGCCGACGTGGAGTTCGGCAAACTCGCGACGCAGTATCTCACGGACGAGTTTTACGGCCTTTGCGAGATCAGCAACAGTGGCGACTTCCAGACCCAGCTCCACCTTGCCAGCGTCAGTGTGGACCGTGACGGCGACGTGGGAATCCTGCTCACCGAGGACACGTCGGGCAACGCGCGGTTTCAGCTCATCGCGTCCAACCAGATCGGCTCACGCACGGATGCGTTGACGGTCGAGGCTGGACCCTACCGCGGACTGCGGCAGACGGACGGCGTGGCGCTGAACGCGTTCTCGCAGCCGGTCGCCTACTGCATCCTCGGCGCCAGCGAGGACGGCAAGGACGACCGCTGGGTATCCGCCCGCGACCTCGTGTTCCTTTACGAGCCGGAGTGGGTCGGGCAACTCCGCGGCCTGCCGTGTTTCTCCCACGCGATTCTCGACCTCCGCGACCTGCGCACCGTGCAGGGCTACGAGCGCCTCGCCTCGGCTGTCGCGTCCAGCATCGGACTCGTCGAGCACAACGAGACCGGGATGCCGGACCTGAGCGACCCGCAGACCCTCCTGCGCCGCGGCAACTCCGCGATTCAGACCGGCGTCACGACCGAGGACATCGCGGGCGGAACGGTAAAGTATTTCCGCGCCAACAGCGGCAGCAAACTGGAGTTCCTTAAATCCGAGCGACCGGGCGAGGCGTGGGAGAGCTTCATGGACCGCCTGATCCGCAACGCCTACGCCGGCGCGAACTGGCCGTTTGAGATGTCGTGGGACTCCTCTAAACTCGGCGGCGCAAACATTCGCCTGATCGTCTCGAAGGCGATGCGGGCAGTCGAGGACCGGCAAGACCTGTTCCGGCCGGCTGCGCGTCGGCTGGTCGGCTACGCGGTCGCCAAGGCGATCAAGAACGGGCGCCTGCCCGAGTCCGCGGACTGGTGGCGCTGGTCCTTCGCGATGCCGCAGAAGCTCACGGTGGACTACGGCCGCGACAGCAAGAGCCAGCGCGAGGACTACGCGGCCGGCATCATCAATCTGGGCGACATCCTCGCGGAACGTGGCGTCAGTCTCGACAACCACATCGCGGCACGGCAGGCCGAAAACGCGAAGCTCGAAGCCGCGGGGCTCGATTTCGGCGAGGACAAATCCGAGCCGGCCGACCCGGCCGACGACGCGGGCGACCCGATGAAAGCCGAGCCGGCCGTGAAACCCAAAAAGTGACGGGCGGGGCTTCGGTAATGAAGCCCCCGAAAAAGTGGTTCGAGATTTCCAACGCGTCCGAGCAGTCGGCCGACGTTTACATCTATGACTCCATCGGCGCCTATGGAGTCAGTGCGGCGGGTTTCATCGCGGAGATCAACGCGATCAAGGCGCCCGTCATCAATCTCCACCTCAACAGCGGCGGCGGTTCTGTGTTCGACGGGCTGGCGATTTACACCGGCATCCAGTCGCACCCCGCCCGCGTCCGCGTCCTGATCGACGGCATCGCGGCCAGCATGGCCGGCGTCATCGCGATGGCGGGCGACGAGATCGTGATGGCGG